CCGGATATGGATACATAGAACCACCAACAGTAACGTTTATTGGTGGTGGTGGATCCGGAGCAGATGCAACTTGTTTAATCAATACCTCTGGAAGTAAAGGAGTACAGAATCTAACAGTTATTAATTATGGAGAGGGATATTTTTCTTCTCCAACTATTACAATCAGCCCATCCCCAACTGGTATAGGTTCGACCAATGCAATTATAGTTGGAAATGTAAGAGATTCTGTGGTTGGAATACTAACATTTGGTATGAGAAATGCTGGAAGTGGTTATCAAGGAGAATATGATAATCTAGGAAGATTAATATCACCAACAATTTCAGTATCATCACCATCAGCAATAACAAACAATGCTGGCATAGGTACTTTTCAGGATAATGAAATTGTTACTGGATCAATTTCTGGTGCCAAAGCTAGAGTTAAAAACTGGAATATAAATAATAAACAATTATTAATTTCTATTATATCTGGTGATTTTATTAAAGGTGAATCTATTGTTGGTGCAGCATCAAGTGCATTATGGACTGTCAAAAAATATGATGACTTTATAACAGAAGATCCATATGCCCAAAATGATGAAATTGAAAGTGAAGGTCTGGATATTATAGATTTTAGTCAAGATAACCCATTTGGTGTTTATTAATGCTTGGAAATTATTACTATCACGAAATTATTAGAAAAACCATTATTGGTTTTGGAACTTTATTTAATGATATTCATATCAAACATAAGGACGAAAATTCTGATGTCTTGAGTGTTCTTAGAGTACCATTAAATTATGGACCAGCTCAAAAATTTCTGGCAAGAATTACAGAACAAAAAGACTTAAATCGACCATATCAGATAACATTGCCAAGAATGTCCTTTGAGCACAATAGCATATCTTATGATCCAACAAGAAAAACTACAGTAACCCAAACATTTAAAGCGGTAGATGGGAATAATAAGGTAAAAAAAGTTTTTATGCCTGTTCCTTATAACATTGGATTTGAATTGAATATTCTTTCCAAATTGAATGATGATTCTTTACAAATAGTGGAACAAATTTTACCATATTTTCAACCCTCATTTACCATTACAATAGACCTTGTAGACTCGATCGGAGAAAAAAGAGACATACCAGTAGTTTTAGACAGTATTAGTTTTCAAGATGATTATGAAGGAGATTTTTCAACTAGAAGAGCAATAATATATACGTTACAATTTACAGTAAAAACATATCTGTTTGGTGCTATAGCAGAAAATAGTGACGGACTGATTAAAAAAGTTCAAGTCGATATGTCATCCAATACAAACAAATCTTCTGCTATTAGGGAGGTAAGATACACGGCTACTCCTAAAGCACTAAAAGATTATAATAATGATGGAATAATAACTCCAGCAGATGATGCATTTGTTGATCCAGATGACGATTTTGGATTTAATGAATCCTGGCAAGATTTTTCTGATGCGAAAAAATATAGTCAACCAAGACAAGTAGATTATTAAAATTATGAAAAATTATGATAATTTAGATAAGGCATTAAACATTGAAAGTTCTATAGTAGAAGTTGAAAAAAATTCTGCAGAGATAGAAAAACCATTACTAGCTTTGAAAAATAATGACATACAAAAAGATTATGAGTATACTCGTGCAAATTTATATTCCTTAATTGAAAAGGGGCAAGAGGCAATTAATGGGATTATGGAACTTGCCGGTGAAGGTGGAAGTCCTAGAGCATATGAAGTTGCTGGGCAATTAATTAAAAATGTTGCAGACACAACGGATAAATTAATAGATTTACAAAAGAAATTAAAAGAGGTTGAGGAAGATTCACCCAAGACAACTAATAATGTTACTAATAATGCTTTGTTTGTTGGTTCTACTGCAGAGTTATCAAAACTACTAAAGCAAGGTTTTCTAAATAATAATGAAGAGAAATAGTATCAATGAAAGATCCAAAAGGTCCTGTTAAAGCATATAAATCTCCAGAGGAACTTGCTAAAAAGCATAATCTTCCTTTAGAGACTATTATGAAGCAGGTAGAAATTGGAACTAAAGTAGAAGGTGAGCACACTACGAGTAAAGGTAGTGCAAGAATTACTGCTCTCCAACATATTGACGAATTTCCCGATTATTATACAAGATTAAAAAAAGTTGAGAAAATTAAAGAAGGAAATTTGCATAAGTGGTTTCAAAGTAAATCTAAAGATGGAAAATCTGGTTGGGTAAATGTTGTAACTGGTGGTACTTGTGCCAGTGATGAACCAGGAGAGGGTGTTCCCAAATGTGTCTCTTCTGAAAAAAGAGCAAGTATGTCAAAAGCAGAAAGACTTTCTGCAGCAAGAAGAAAAAAAGCAGCAGATCCAGGACAACAAGAAAAATCTGGGGCAGCAAAACCAACGTATGTTTCTACTGATAAACCAAAGAAAAAAATGAATGAAGAATCTGACGTTAAGGGGAAAAGTAGTGGCAAAAAAGATGCTTGCTATCGTAAGGTAAAGGCAAGATATGATGTTTGGCCAAGTGCATATGCATCTGGAGCACTGGTTAAGTGTCGTCAAAAAGGTGCTGCTAACTGGGGTACTAAATCGGAAGAAACAAATATGGTTAGATATTGCCCCAAGTGCCAAAAGGAAGAAACTAGAGATGAATGTAAATATGGTGAAAAATTTTGGGATATGTTTTCTCAGCCAATAGAAACTGTATTAACATCAAATCAAATGAAATATAATCCAAATAGACCACATCCAGCAAATGAGGCAGCAAATTTAGCACAACAAGCAGCAATAGCAATTTCAATGAAAAAAGCAGGCAAAAAACCTAAAGATATGAAAGAAAATCATATTGCAATTGCAATGGGCAAAGAAATGGATGATGAAGGTAATATGATTCTAAGTCAGCTAGATCAACTTGAGATGCATTGCAAAAGACTGAGAGAAGTTGTTAAGTCTCCAACGATGCAAGTTCCTGCGTGGGTGCAATCTAAAGTGACTCTTGCAACAGACTATATGGATGCTGCTGCAAACTATATGTCCAGTAGAAATGAAAAAGTTAAAGAAGACATATCAATAGAAAATTCTGATGGAAAAGTATTTGCAGAAATTGTTGATATTATTGGACCAAATGATATGGAACCAGTTGTGGATGAGGGGTGTTGGAAAGGTTACACTCAAAAAGGTATGAAGAAGAAGGGTAATAAAGTAGTTCCAAATTGTGTTCCAGAACAGTATTCAAATTGGAGAGATGAACTGACTGAAGACTGGCAATCGGTAAATCGTAAAGATAAAACTGATGGATTGAGTCAAAAAGCAGTAAATGCTTATCGTCGTGAAAATCCTGGTTCAAAACTTCAGACTGCAGTAACCGAAAAGAATCCAACAGGTAAAAGAGCAGGTCGTCGTAAAAATTTTTGCAGTAGAATGAAAGGAATGAAATCAAAACTGACTTCTGCAAAAACTTCAAGAGATCCAGATTCAAGAATTAACAAAGCACTTCGTCGTTGGAACTGTAACTAAAATGAAATCTTTTCAACAATTTATTTCAGAAAGTATAACTATCAATGGTGACTTTAATGGAACTCTAAATGTAGGTTCCTCCCAACCAGAACAAGCAAGTGAGTCTTTTTTTGCTGACGTTGTTTGGGAAGGAAAGATGTATCGTTTAGAAGTAGAAGGTAAAATGCTATCTAAAAACGAACTTGCAGAACAAATTCAAGGGGAATATCCCGGAGCAATTGTTCATAACATTTATCCCAGTCAAGTAAATACTTCAAGAATTAAAAACGCACAAAGATATCAACCAGAAAGATTATCGTGGAGTGAATGATTAATGGCACAGTGGAATAAAAATGATCAAGATTATTTAAATCAAGAAAGATCATTATTTGAAGTTTATAATATCGCAGACCACTGGGGAAACCAGACGGACTGGAGACCTCAATTTACCAACAACAATAGATTCAAAATATCTCCATATCAAACAGTATTCTTTAACACCTTTCAGTATGGTAAAGAAACTGATGTATGGGATGAAAGAGTAGTTGGAGTTGGAACTGCAACATTTAATGCAAATGCCAGTAATGTTATAATGCAAGTTGGTTCCACTACAGGAAGCAAAGTAATTCGTCAAACCAAGAATGTGATGAGATACATTCCTGGTAGAGGTGCAACTCTTGCGTTTGCAATTCGTCTTGATAATCCACAGGTAGGTATTCGCAGAAGATTTGGTCTATTTGATGATAATAATGGTGTTTTCTTTGAGGATAATGGGGGAACATATTCTTATGTAATTCGCAGTAGTGTAACTGGAATTACCACAGAAACCAGAGTATACAGAGATGATTGGAATGGTGAAAAGTTTGATGGAAATGGTTGGACTGGAGTAA